CACTTTATGCATCTTCTGCCGGTGCGCAAGCATCTATTACGGCTAACGATAAATTGACTACTACACTCATTTCTCGTGCTAAACGTAAAGCACAAATGCACGGCCCTAAAGTACAACCGATTAAAGTTGACGGAATGGACAAATTCATTATGTTAGTTTCTCCTTGGGCGGCACGTGATTTGAAAGATGATGCTAAGTGGCTCGCAGCACAACAAAACGCTAACGTTCGTGGTTCTAAAAACCCTATTTTCACAGGTGCATTAGGTGAATATGACGGCGTTATTTTGTACGAATATGAACGCGTATTGAACGATAAAACAGGCGCATCTAGTGCTAACGTGTGCCACAACTTGTTGTTAGGCAAACAAGCGGCATGCTTTGCGGTATCTCGTCCGGCTAAACATATCAAACAAGTGGACGACTACGGCAACGTAGAGGGCAATGGTATTGCTTTCTATGGCGCAATCGAAAAATCCAAATTCAATAGCAAAGATTACGGCGTAATCAATGTTATGACTGGTGGCGTAGTAGAAGCGTAAATATGATAGGCGGGGTAACATCCGCCTTTATTCTTATATGGGGTGAATATGAACGTAAAACACATTATCAATAGGGCGTTCATGCAAATAGGCGATACCTCGCAAGAACAATATACTCCGTATTACTTATTGGAGTATTACAACGAAGGCAATCACTTATTAAATGCCCTAATCGGTCAATATTGCCCGAGCCTTGCAACAGGCACGTTTGAAGGTACTGGACGTGGACGGATCACATTGCCGTTTCAATGCATCAGCATATTAAATGTCAAGGCAGACGATACGGAAGTGCAAGGGTATCAAGTATTGAATTTACAAACGGTTGTATTTGATGCAGACAAAGAGCAAAAAATCACCGTTGATTATATAAAGACTGCTGGATATAAAATGCTCGAAGATGAAAGCGGATTGCCGGCGGAACTAGAAACATTGTTAGTTGATTATATCGTATATCGTGTGATGAACCTTGATATTTCCGGGATTTCGGCAAATATGGTTAGTGCGTTGCAATCAATTAATAATGGGTTAGGTAACAATGATAGTGTAATTGCGGAAGGATACTGGAATTATGGTAGTAAGCGAATTGATTACTCTCGTTAATGTAGAGTCAAACGAAATCCTTGATGAACAACTAGAATATATCCAGTACATTAACGCAGCGATTGACTGGCTAACGACTATCCTAGTTAGTATTAAAGACCGTGAAGTAGTTAAGAATATGGATATACAGGATAAAAGGGCGGTTCCTTCCGATTTTATGGGGTTCGTTCCTAAAACTGGCTATCCTATCCGCATCATTAACGGTACATTTGAAACCTATGACGGTGAAACGGTTAATCAAGTGTTTTATAGCGTAAGAAAAAATCACATTGATGATTTAGATGACACTATTCCGTTTTCCGAATTCTTTCATAGTTATCTAGTGCAATTAGTATCTTTCATGGTGAAGAAAAAATCACTCATGACTGATTATGCTGCATATGATAAGACGTTTATCGATTACATCACAGAACAAATAAAAACGGCACGGGGTATCACATAATGGGCGTAAAACAGGTAGCAATAACAAACGGCTTCCGATTGGGCCTTGACTGGTCAAACCCTCCGGAAAACATTGATATTCAAGCCTTAACACAGGCTAGGCAATGCGAATTCGATAGGACTGATAATGCCTTGCGTACTGTTCCGGGTGTTCGTGTATTGTATGATTTCGGATTACCTGTGGAAACGCTATATTTTGATGTCTATCGTAACAAATGGTACTTTTCTAGCGGTAGAAACTTGTATTCTACTGATTTTAATACAAATACATTGCTAGGTACACTAAACGGAACAGGAGAGCCAAAATATCACGCATTTGGTGGTGATATTCTCATCGCTAGTGGTGATAAATTACAAGTTATCTCCGGCGCCGGTAAATTGGCTACTATCGAAAGTCCTGTGTGCGATATAGTATCAAGCCATTCTGGACGTGTACTGATTGCATCGACTCATTCGCATCGGTTGAATTGGTCGGCGGTTGGCGACTACAACGCATGGACTCACAACAATAATGATGCATCTAGTGCGCAATATGTGGATGTTGGGTATAAAGACCAAGGCAGCATTATTGCCGTAGATTTCTTATCACGTGCAATTATCGTATATAAGGAATATGGCCGTGTGTACCAAGTAATTGGTACGCCAGATGCACGGAATTTAACAGTATACCCACTTTCCTCTACCGGCTATTGTAGCGGTGCAACGGTGAGTGTTGATGATCGCAGTTATTATTTAGGCAATCAAGGGTTTATGTCTTTTATGCCTACTAATACCTATGCAGAAATTCAACCATTTGAAACTGGCTTGAACATCAATTCGTATCTGTTGAAGTACATTACAAAAGGTTGTGAAGTATGGCACATAGCTAGCCGCAAACAACTATGGATACGTCCATATAACGGTGATACAGTATTTATCTATCATTACTTACCACGCTATGAGGACGGGCGCGGAGTATTTACATCAAGAAAATTCACGCACAACATCAATGATGCGGTGAATGTAGATAAAGAAGTATACATAGCTTACGGCAATAAAATTGGTATTCTTGACGAAACTATAGATACCGATGATAACGTACAAATTCAAACGTCTATAGTTAGTGGTAATAGATTGGCAACAAGGCAATTCATACTAATTATGAATTATAATTTTGTAACGCATAACCTAATACCCGGATACGGCACGATTGGCATTTCTAATAAGAAACCTAAACCGATTGAATTTGCTAGTAAGGCGGTTAAAACCTACTATGCGAACTTTAAGACTTACGATTATAAAGCGTTGATGAATGTCAATGAATATACAAAGGCTTATAAGATTGGTGGCGGTGCAAATCGTAATGTACAATTCAAAATCAATGTTCAAAAGGGCGCTATTTCGTTACGCCAGCTAGATTACACATATGAAGAGGTTTAAACATGGCATATAAAGAAAAATTCCCTTTGGATATAACACCACAGGGTGATACAGTTCCAGAAAGTATCCAAAAAAACCGCGATGAACTATTGAACATTGCGCAACAAATGGAACTCAAAGCCGGCGGCGGTGGTTCTGGCGGTGGCGGTGGTCTACGCAATAGGGTATTAAGTGGTAAGGTGAGCAATGGTGAGTTCGCTTTCTTAACTGGCGATAGCCTAAGCGTAATGATTGACGGCAGTCAAACACCAGTTCTTTTGTCATTTGCGGACGGTTTCAATGATTATGGGGCGGTTGATTATGTGCAAACGGTAACACGTAAGCAAAGTGCATGGAGCCTACCGGCTAATAGCACATCATATTTGTATGTGGAACGCTCCGCATCTGGGGGCCTAAGTTATGGCAGTACAACACTTGAACCGTTACGACAACCAAACGCACCGGAAGCGGCAACGGATAAGATGTATTACAATACTACAAGCGAAAAAATGAATGTATACACCGGCACATACTGGAAAAACATTCTACGTGTAGTAGTAGCAATCGCCGTTACAGATGCAACACGTGTTAAGTCGATTAAGTACTATGATCCATACTTAAATACGGCAACTGATGCGGTAATTGGCAAACGTAGGGTTGACGGTAAGGACTACTTAATTACAGATATTCTTAATCAAATGGCTGAAGCTATTAAAAAGATAGCTGGCGATGAAAACTTTACAAACAATCCAACACGTACATTAAAAACTATTACCGATACTATAAACGGACTAGGCGAAACCTATTACAAGAAAACGGACACTGTAAACGAAGCCAAACACGCAACTAATGCAGATGAAGCCAAACACGCAGCAAGTGCA